TTGTGTTGCGGTCTTGGTGGTCATCCTCACATTTGCAGTATTAATGTATGAGATTAATCAAGATTACAAAAACAAGAAAAGCGGACAGGACTGGCACATCATGTTTATGAAACACTATTATGACGACTCGATAAACGCAGAATGTGAGCATTTATTCAGACAGACAGGCTATTGGCCTAAATATTGTAAGGACTGACATGGATTGGCTTAAAACGATTGAACAACTAGCACCGACAATTGCCTCAGCATTGGGTACTCCAGTAGCGGGTATGGCGGTATCTGCGCTTGAATCTGCGCTAGGAATGAAGCAAGAGGACATCCAGAAGAACATTGAGGACAGTAAATTAACTGCCGAGCAAGTTGCATCTATACAACAGGCTGAGATTGCGTTAAAAGCTAAAGCGCAAGAACTGGGGTTGAATTTTGAGCAAATGGCGGTTCAAGACCGAGCGTCCGCAAGGGATATGCAAACTAAACTGCACTCAGTTGTTCCGCCTACATTGGCCATATTGGTTACTTTGGGTTTCTTTGGAATACTGATAGGTCTTATGACCGAGCAATTTAAAACGTCAGAAGCATTGATGATTATGCTTGGCAGCTTAGGAACTGCTTGGACTGGAATAATTGCCTATTATTTTGGGTCAACACTAGGCTCACAAAACAAAGACATAATGCTTCACAATTCAATACCAAACACAAAATGATTAATTCAAGAAACTTAGATGATCTACTTCCGCAAGTTAAAGCAAGAGTTGAAGATTTTATTAAGGCTTGTCAGCATAATGGCATCGACATCTTGGTTACTTCTACATATCGGGATTATGAAAGTCAGGATGCTCTTTATGCTCAAGGGCGCACAGTTGAGGGCAAGATTGTCACAAACGCAAGGGGAGGTGACTCTTTTCACAATCATCGTTGCGCTGTGGATGTTGTGCCTGTGGTTAATGGCAAACCAGACTGGGATGGATCACATCCAGTTTGGGCACAAGTAGGGCAACTCGGAGAGGAATCAGGACTCGAGTGGGCTGGTAAATGGAAATCATTTAAAGAATTGGCGCACTTTCAATACACAGGCGGTTTAACAATAGCAGAACTTAAAGAAGGCAAGGTAATAGCATGAAGAACTTTAAAATTGAAGGCAAAGAATACAAGTCACCCAAATCACATTATGTGGTTTTGCGTGAACATGAAAAGAAAACTGAGCATGAGTTGCACAGACTAGAAGACAAGCTCAAAAAGCATGAGAATTTGCCTATGGAAAAGGCACATCCGATTAAATAAGACTATTTTTGTAGTCTATATAGGTTTGGGGTAGAGGCACATTATCAGGCCACAAATTAGCTTCAATTAGCCAGTAAACTGTTTTAAGGTGCGCTCTATCCCAGAGCCTTTCACGTTCTTTCTTACTGTAGATAGAACCTTGGTCTAAGTCCATGTGGCAAACATGGCATAGGGCAGCGATCATATTGTCGTCTGCTTTTATAGCTTTACCTTTGCCATGTATGCCTTGATTGGAATGTGCGCCAACAATTGTGCCATCATCTATCCCACACATGGCGCAATTCAGATATTGGCAGTTATCCAATAACTTACGACTGCGGATATATTCACGTTTAGGATTTGGGTTCATTTACTTCAATTTCGTTTTGGGCGCACCAAGCATACAGCCATTCCACAAACTGTGATGCTTGATCCTTAGTAAATTTACGAGATTGGAGACCCAGTTGCACAATCCGATGACTATCTAAGCTCGGTACAACTTTACCGCTTCTAAGCCCTGTTTCTGAGGCAAATTGGTCTATTAAAAAGCGTTTCCAACTCTCCTCGTCCCATTTAGCTCCGAGATGTGTAGCATGATGGGCAATATCAGCAATTATTGCGTGATACAACCTGTTTTGGTCGTCTGACCTGACTGCATCCACAATTTCCATATCAAGCTGTTTGCCAGTTTTAAGCGCCTCTAAAACTTTAGGCCAAACTCTGACCATTAATGCTTTGGCTTGTTCTTCATTTTCTAATTTAAATTTCATGGTTTTGACAACATAAGTTTCAGCATCCGCATTGCGCTCTCAACTGAATCAACCAGACAAAACGGCCCACCTTTCCAGTTTTCAGCAAAGTCTAGCTGGTTCTCGTTAAACCCTTTTTTGCCATACGCACTATCAGGGTTCTTCACCTCCATAAGTAGAGTTTCTCCCTCATACCCCACAAGAAGATCGCAAGGTTCTTTGATGTAATACACATAAGCCCCAGCCTCACGAAGAGCCTTGACTATTTCTGCTTGATTCTCGTCAACTCGTGCTGCTCGTCTCATTTTTTTTCCTATGTATCGTATTTTTTACATCTTCAGCCAAATTTGCAAATAATGCGTTACTTTGCATCTTCTGACGTACTGCATCCCTGATGTATTCTACCCAGCCAGGTTGCATTGCAAGGTGAGCGTACAGTTCCACAATCTCATCATACATTTGGTCAAAAAGCTCATCCATTGACAATCCACTTTCTCATTTCGTTTGAATTGCGGTAGCCAATAGATTTGTAAAACCTTGGCGCAAGAACACGTACCTCTGGGGGCAGTCTAGGTAATCTGTCCGCAACAGGGTACTTAGTTTCCTTTAAAACAGTTCCCTCAGGCCAAGGCGGTACTGGTTGCCATATTGTTTTAATTTCCACGTCTTATCTCCATAATTTTTTGACGTATATGTTCAGGCATAGGGACGGCTTTTGCCTTTTCTGCATCTAGTTTAACAAGATAAGGGTCACGTTCTTGAACCATTGTAGAGGCTTCAGGTATCTCAGCTCCATCCCAACGCTGTTGGTTTAAGTACACAAGGGGCGCAGGAATAAACGCTCCGTTGTCTTTGCGCCAATCGTTTGTGGTCTTCATCCATTCAACGTGTTTAATTATTTGGTCGGCACAAGCGTCACAGTAGTATTTGTGCCATTTTTTCAAACATTCTGACTTGCCTCCTTTTCGTGAGCTACGAGGCCAGGCTTTCCAAAAATCTTCAAATGTCATAATTTATCCTTATTAAAGTTAACCAACCACAAGCGGTACATTTTATTTTCCAACCAATCGTTATCTGCAATTCTTTTGTTATCCCACCACATTTGCATATTCTCATTTATTTCCCCTGTATTCATTTCCTCTTTGGTGAATGTTGGAGCAAAGCATAGCCTAACCGCATCAAAATGCCAGTTTCGCTCTATGCCTGTGGATAACTTCCTCTTCGGAGCCATGTCATCGCTTCGCACTATTCCAGACTATTTAAAACCACCACGCTCTAGAAATTCGCCCACGTTCTCTGCTTTGGTTCGCTCGTGTTACAGAGTATCTCAAATCAAACCACCGACGTACCGCATTTGATTGTCCAAAAGCAAAAACCCTACAAATATCTCTGCGGTCTTGGCTCTTGGCGAGAGCAACAACGAGCGATTGAAGTCCATCAAAAGTTCGCTTGTCGTCTGACAAGACCGCACAGGTATCTGTAGGGTTCACAATGGACTTCTATCGCCTAGATGCCACTCTAGACGATTTGCATTATATCCTATTTAACCTCTAATTTCAAAATAAATTAAAAGAAGAACAATAAATATTAAATAAATCATTCCAACACCTCAAACCATTCGGGGCGCAATACCCTTATTTGAAATATTCTCAACTTGGGTATTTGTTGCCAATTGTTAACAGCTTGTCTAGTTACCCCAAGCAACTTTGCTAGTTTTGCTGGTGTTCCTGCTTTATTTACAAAATATTGTTTGTCCATGTTGTTTATTGTATACATTTATTTACAAAGTTAAATTATTTTATTGTTTTCGATGTTTTCTTGCGTCAACACGTAAATTATCGTTTACACTTCAATCATCAGCACAACGCTGATACTTCATTAGATAAATTAAGGACACATTATGAGTAATAGAAGTTATTTTGAAGAAGACGATGATATTAGAGAACTCAAAGCGCAAGACTTTTGGGAAGCTCGTCAATACAACATTCTGAGAGCAAATCCAATCTGCTCAGACCCCGATCATCCTGGTTGCGACAATTGCATGGGGGACGAAGATGACAATTAAATTCTTCTACAACGGCAACGAAACAACTCGTACGTTTCCTCGCACATTA